CTACAGTTGAAATACAATGCATGAAACTTGACGAAATATTAATAAGACATCCAGATATTAACGCTATTAAACTAGATATTGAGGGTTCAGAATTGGAGATATTCGATAACGAACACAATTTTGCCAACATTAATAAACTCGTGTTCGAATATTCTTTCACAAAAGATAGATTGATGGACAACTTTTTCAAAAGAATGGACAGGCTATCTAAATATTTTTTTGTAGATATACAGCCTAGTTATTACAACCAAAAACATCAGGGCAAAGAGGGTTATTGGGGTGGCTTTATAGACACAATCATATATTGTGTAAAAAAGTAAAAAGGACATAATGGCAAGACCACTCAAAAAAGTAGATACAGAGGCTATTAAGAAATTAGCCCAATTACATTGTACTTATGACGAGATTGCAGAGTTTTCTGGAGTTTCAACTAAGACATTACAACGTAATTATGTCCACCTTATAAAAAAGGGTCGAGAGATGGGCAGAATAAGTTTAAGGAGAGCACAATTTGAGAAAGCATTATCTGGTAATGTAGTTATGCAGATATGGTTAGGAAAACAGCATTTAGACCAAAGAGATAAAATAGAACAAACAAACTTCAATGAGCCTTTACCATTAATTATAAATGCTAAACCAGATGAAATAGAAGATGGCAAAAAAAAAAGGTAATGTATTTGGTGCTGTTATAGATTACACTAAAACAGAAAAAGGTACATCTATTGGCAGACGACCTATAACATCAACACTAAATAAACATAAACGAAGACAACAAGGAAAAGGTAAATATCGTGGACAAGGAAAATAATATAGGAGTAAATGTTAATTTAAAACTAAGGTTAGAAAAAGAAAAAATAAAAGAAGAATTAGAGCAAGTAAAAACACAAAGAGATATAGCACTTAGAAAATTAAACAAAGCATTAGAAATTGTAAAGCAATTAAATAATTTAATTAAATCATGAGTGAAAAAAGACCTAACTTTTATCCTAATGGAGAGGTAATAGATTTTTCCCTACCTCAATCATTTACAAAAGCATTACATGGTAAAAGTTGTGGAGATTGTGGACTCTACAGTAACAAGTGGTCATTTTGTGGAAAATACATGGCAAAAGGTGTTAAAGATACTTACGTTTGTCACGAATGGAGAAAAAGGTATTTTAAAAGATAATTTTGTGATATTTATGCCTAATGGCTAAATACAAAAATAGAACTGTTAAACTTAATAAACCAATGCGAGGTGACGTTAAAAAGTTTAAAGTTTTCGTAAAAGACAAATCATCAGGCAGAATTAAAAAGGTAAATTTTGGCTCTAAAGAAATGTCTATAAAAAAACATATCCCAGCAAGAAAAAGATCATTTATGGCTCGTATGGGTGGAGTTTTGAAAAAAATCAGAGGGCAGAAATCACTTAGCCCAGCATATTGGAGTATCAGAGCATGGCAAAAAGGGTTTAAGTTATGATTGATAAATACATTATTAAATTTTGTGAGATGATAGATAACTTGTGCGATTCTATTGCTAATATTTTTGTTAAACCCAAAAAGAAAAAAAAATGAGAGATAATAAAATTTTAGAAAAATTTACAAAAGATAGTCAAAAGAAATGGAAAGAGATGCAACTGTTTATAAATTTAAAAAAAGAAGTAAATCATGGTGCGTATGGCACTAAAGATTATGTAATTAAAAAGGGTATTAACAAAGGCAAGGTCGCTAAATAATTATGGGTAGGATTATGAACTATTATTTTACAGGTATGTTAATTTTAGGTTTTGTATTTTTAGCTTTGTGTGTGAAACCATTATGAAAATATCAGACAATACATCTGTTGCATTACCATTAAGAAATTTGATTGCAATTATAGGTACAGTTGCAGTAGGTGTTTGGGCTTACTTTGGTGTGATAGAAAGAGTTAATAATTTAGAAACTAAAAACCAATTATTTGAACAAGATTTACTTGAGGCTAGTACACAAAAACCCATAGATCAAGAACAATTCATGCTTATTGAAGATTTATATAAAACAACTGAGAAATTAGAAACAACTCAAGAACAGAACATGACTAACAAAGTTAATATTGAGTTTCTTAAAGATCAAGTTGAAAAGCTACAAAGAGATGTAGAAAAATTAAAAGATAAACAAAGAGAATTTGCAAATGGAAAGGGATATTAAATGATGGATAAAATTTTAATTGCTATATTTTTGTCAATTTTATTAATAGGCTCTTTTTATTTAGGTTATTTATTTTCAATAGATATATTTGAACTTCTTTGTTTTAGGACTCAATTATGACCGAATTAATTGTAGCTTTACTTATGATCGTACAAGGAGAAATAAAGGAACACAGAATAAAAGTTTCTATGTCCGATTGTCTTAAAGGTAAAAGAGTCGCTATGCGTAGCAATAAAAATAATAACGTAATTTATCAATGCGTCAAATCAATGGCTGAACTAGAAAAAAATATTGATGGAAGTTTGTCTATAAAAAAGCTAATACTTAAATAATGAAATTTATTTTAGTATTTTCTTTATGCTCTGCAATAACAGGATATTGTCAAAACCCTGTAATGGTTCAAAAAGATTTCAAAACATGGACAGAATGTGTAAAAGGTGGGGCAGAAATAATAATGATAACTACCGAAAAAAATATAGAAAGATTTAACAAAGACAAATTATATATATCTTATTTTTGTAATGAACATAACGTTAACGAAACCCCAACATAAAGTTTCATCAAGCAATAAAAGATTTAGAGTTTTAGTTTCAGGTCGAAGATTTGGTAAAACCTATTTATGTATTACTGAAATGATGAAATATGCTACCCAGATGAATAAAAAAATCTGGTATGTAGCACCTACATTTAAAATGGCTAAAGAAATAGTCTGGTCAAATCTTAAAGATATGCTTTCTAAATTTAATTGGATAGAAAACATAAATGAATCAAACATGACTATAACAATAAAAAAAACAGGTAGTAAAATATCCTTAAAAGGTTGTGATAATTATGACAGTTTGCGTGGAGTAGGATTAGACTTTCTTATATTAGATGAATTTGCAGATATTGAAGAAAAAGCATGGACAGAGGTATTGAGAGCATCTGTATCTGATACCGAGGGAGATGTACTAATGTGTGGTTCTCCTAAAGGCTATGGTAATTGGTCTTATAGAATGTATCTCAAAGGACAAGAGGGAGACAAAGAATGGGATAGTTTTCAATTTACTACTTTACAAGGTGGAATGGTATCAAAAGAAGAAATAGAACAAGCTAAACAAGATATTGATATAAGAACATTTAGGCAAGAGTTTGAAGGCACATTTGAGAATTATGCTGGAAGTGTATATTATAATTTCCACCCTGTAGAAAGTGTAGTTCAAAAAGATATAGATTGGACTAAACCTTTACATATAGGAATGGACTTCAATGTTGACCCGATGAGTGCTTGTGTAGGACAAATAGAAAAAGATAAAATATTTTTTTTAGACGAAGTTATAATTTATTCAAGCAATACTGATGAAATGGTAGAAGAAATTAGAAACAGATACGGAACTAAAATACCTATTTTTATTTACCCAGACCCAGCTTCAAGACAAAGAAAAACATCTGCTGGTGGTAGAACTGATTTAAGCATATTACAAAACGCAGGATTTAAAGTTAAATGTAAATTGAAACACCCAGCAGTAAGAGATAGGATAAATGCTGTTAATAGCAAACTAAAAGATTCTAATGGTAATAGGCATATTTTTGTTTCCAAAACTTGCAAAACTATTGTAAAAGGATTACAAAGACAAATATACAAGGAGAATACTAATATTCCTGACAAGGAAGATGGCTTTGATCACATGAACGACGCAATAGGTTATATGATAGATTTTTTAAAGCCACTTACTACTCAGACACAGTTTTCTCGACCAACAAGATGGGTAATAAAATAATATGGCATACACTAGAGATCAAGCAATAGAAACCCATAAAGATTATGCAGAAACAGTTAATAATTGGGAGTATTATATAAGATCGTATAATGGTGGTTATGACTATATGGTTGGTCAATATTTAAACAGATACAATTTAGAATTAGATAATGAGTTTAATCAAAGACTTGCAAATACTCCATGTGATAATCATTGCAAAAATATTATACAAATTTATTCATCATTCTTATTTAGAGTTAGACCAAGCAGAGACTTTGGTTCTATGCAAGATGAACCTAGTTTAGAAACATTCTTAAAAGATTCTGATTTAGAGGGTAACAATTTAAACTCAGTAATTAAACAAGCACAAAATTATGCGTCTATTTATGGTCATTGTTTTTTAATGTTAGATAAACCTAATGTGACTACAAATACCAGAGCAGAAGAATTAGATCAAGATATTAGACCATACTTATCAATTGTAACTCCAGAAAATGTTTTAGATTGGAACTTTAAAAGACAAGTTAATGGTAAGTATGAACTTAATTATTTAAAAGTTAGAGAAGAAGTAGACAAAGAGGGTGGAACTTACATGAGAATTTGGTATCCAGATAGAATAGATACTATTTACATGGAAGAAAGATCAGAGCCTAGATTGATAGATACTGTACCGAACATGATTGGCAAAATACCAGCAGTTATTTTATACAATTCTAAATCTCACAAAAGAGGAATTGGTCAATCAGATTTAACTGATATTGCTGATCTACAAAAATCTATCTATAATGAATATTCTGAAATGGAACAATTAATCAGATTAACAAACCACCCAAGTCTTGTCAAAACTCCAAGTGTAAACGCAAGTGCTGGTGCTGGTGCAGTAATAGAAATGCCTGATGAAATGGAACCTAATTTGAAACCATATTTATTACAACCATCTGGTCAAAACTTACAAGCTATTATGGAGTCTATAAATAACAAAGTAGATTCAATAAATAGAATTGCACATACAGGTGCTGTTAGAACTCAAAAGACAGGGATAACATCTGGTGTAGCATTACAAACAGAATTTGAATTATTAAATGCCAGACTATCTGAGAAAGCTGACAACTTACAAATTGCAGAAGAACAACTATTTAGATTATATGCTCTATTCCAAAATTCTACATTTGATGGAGAAATAAATTATCCTGATTCATTCAACATTAGAGATTACGCAAGTGATCTATTGTACTTTCAACAAGCTAAAGCATTAAACATTGGCTCTCCAACATTTGCAAAAGAAGTTGATAAAGAAATTGCTAGAGCAGTTGTTGATGATGATGAAAAACTTAACGATATTTTTGATGAGATAGACCAAGCAACAGAAGTAGGTCAGTTTACACAAGATGAACCAGCACAAGAAGATCAAGAAGTAGAACAAGAAGAAATTTAATGAATGTCCGATATTGTCAAAGATGCTACACTTTATAGAATAAAGCAAATAGAACTTGCAGAAGCAGAATACTATAAATCATTAATTAAAACCCTAGACATAATAGAGCGAGAAGTAGTATCTCTTGCAAGTCGATTACCTTTAACAGATGGTAAATTAATTGAACTACAATCAGCTATAGCAATTAGACCACAGATAAAAGCTATCTTAGAAAAAGAATACCTTAAATGGTCAGATAAAGTTGTTAGAGAGGGTTTTAATAAACAAGCTAAAAGGATAGAAAAAGCATTCAAAAGAATTGGCAATATTCCTATAGAGTTTCAAGAACTGACTAAAGGCGATCTAGCATTAGTAAAAAACCTAAAGCAACAATACTTTACACAATTCAAAGATGTATCAAATACATTTACAAGGCGATTATCAGAAAAGGTTTATCAAAATACGTTAGTAGGTAGCGAGTTTGCAGTATTAGAAAAAGAATTAAGACAAACTATTAACGGCATTTATGCTAGTGCAGATGACCCAGAAGCACAAAAACTTATTGACTATATAAATGAAAATAAATTTGATAAATCTAAGAAAGCTATTGTTGATAAATCAATACAAACATTACAATCAAAATTTGCTAGAGATCGTGCTGGAGAAAATATGAAAAGATATGCTGGTCAAATACTTAATGATTCACTAAGAGATTTTGATGCAACCCTTAATTTTAATAAATCTAAAGACGCTGGACTTACATTTGTTAAGTATTATGGTGATGTAATCCCTACTACTAGAGAGCATTGCAGAAAGATAATTAATGGGGTATATGATAAGAGGAAAAGTGGACTTTTCACAATTGATGAAGTCAATTCACTTTGGACAAGTAGAAGTTGGAAAGGCAAGAAGTCTGGAAATCCTTTGGTTGTTCGTGGTGGTTATAATTGTCGTCATCAATGGTCTTATGTCAATCCTGATTGGTATGACAATAAAGGCGAACTAATAATATAACAATAGGAGAAACAATGTCCGAAGAACAAAAAAATGTTGCACCAGAAGTAAAAGCAACAGAAACGCCTAAAGAAGAAGTAAAAGTAGAAGAAACAAAACAAAATACTTTTAATCAAGAACAAGTTGATAATATGATAAAAAGGAGACTTGAAGCTGAGAAATCTAAGTATGAGAAAAAACTTCAAGAAGAAGAAAAACAAAAACAAGAAATCTTAAAACAAGAACAATTAAAAGAAGCTAAAACAAAAGCTGATCTTGAAAAAATTATGCAAGAGAGATTAGCTGAAAAAGAACAGGAACTTGCAAAAGTTAAAGATCAGATTAAAAAAGAAAAAGTAGATAATTCAATTCTTTCGATTGCTAATAAAGAAAAATCTATTAACGCACAGCAAGTTGTAGCTTTGTTAAAAAACGAAGTTAAGTACAACGATGATGGCAGAATAGAAGTTGTTGATAATCATTCTAATGTACGATATAACGCAAATGGAGAACTACTTACAATTGAAGATCGAGTAAAAGAGTTCTTAGATAGCAACCCACATTTCCGTCAAGGGTCGTTGTCTGGTTCAGGAAGCCAGAGTGCTATTGGTGGTCAAACTGTTAAACCTTTTAACCTACAGGACTTAGACTTAACAAAACCAGAACATTATAAAGCCTATGCAGAATATAGGAAGAAACGAGATTCAGGTGCTGTTGAGATTAATTTAACAAAACAAACTTAATAGGTAATTAAAATGGCAAACGAAAGTACAAGTTCTACGCTATCGGAACTATACACAGAGATAGTTGCAGAAGCACAATTCGTAGCTTCTGAAAAATCCATTATGAGAAACTTAGTTAAAAACTATGCTATCTCTGGTGGTGGTAAAGCAGTTGAAGTTCCTGTTTATGCACAAGTAAGTGCTGCGGCAGTATCAGAAGCAACTGATTTATCTAACACAGCAATCAACCCAAGTTCAGTAACTATTACTGCGAGTGAGGTTGGTGTAATGACGACTTTGACTGACTTAGCAAGAAATTCAGCACCAAGAAATGTTGCTGGAGACATTGGTAAGCTTTTCGGAGAAGCACTAGCAAGAAAACAAGACACAGATCTAACTGCATTGTTTGATGGCTTTTCAACTGCATTAGGAGATGGAACAGGTGCAATATCATCTGCATCTATCTTTAACGCACTTTCAACTTTAAGAGAAAATGCTCTTAACATTGATGAGTGTGCAGTTGTGCTACACCCTAAAATTGCTTTTGATTTAAAAGCTGGTTTGACTAATACTTTTGCAAACGCAAATGCAAATGATTTATCAAACGAAGCATTAAGATCAGGCTTTGTAGGTAGATTAGCTGGTATGCCTGTCTTTGAAACTTCAAACATTGCTAATACAGGTAATGCTGGAGATTACAAAGGTGGTGCATTCCACAGAGATGCACTTGCAATCGCTATGATGCAAGATGTTAAAATTGAAACTCAAAGAGATGCGAGTTTAAGAGCAGATGAAATTGTTGCTACATCAGTTTATGGTGTTGGCGAAATTCATGACTCTTATGGTGTTGAATTACACTTCGATTCATCAATCCAATAATAGGATACTTTGTGAGGGTGGGAAACTGCCCTCGCAACTAACAAAGGAGATACAATGGTTAAATTAGTATTATCAAACGAAAAAATGATTACTCTTAAAAGAGGTAACAAAACAATCACTAGAACTGAATTAGATTATGAAACTAATAAAGGTATGTATGATTTTAGAGGTTTTAAACCTGTCAAAGATGTAGTAAAAGATAACATTAAAGAAGTAGACCAAACTTTTGAAAATGAAGCAAAAGTAATACCTCTTAAAAAGAAAAAAAAAACAAGGAAAAGAAAATGAACCAATGGATTTGGAAAAAGATTAGAAAAAACATCAAATGGCTTTGGGTAAAATCTAAAAACAACCCAATGTATTCTATCCCTGTTGCTTTGATTATTGCATACTTAATTTGGAGTAATTAATGGCTAATTATACAGGTGCAAATGTTATCACAACATCAGATGTTTTAAAGTATCAGCCTGACGCATTTGATTTTGGTATTTCTACAACAGCTACAGAAACAACTAATTTTCTAGCACAAACTACTAATGATATTTTAAGAGCATTAAGAGTAGAATGGTGGCAAGTGTATAAAACAAATATATTTACAGATATTACAGTTTTAAATACTGCTGAAATGGTAAATACAAAAGTAAATTTAGATCAGTTTAAACGTGCTGGTGTTTATTTATTTCTTGGAAGATTTTATTTACCAGCATTAACTAAATTTAGACCAGAAACAGAAAAAGATAGATTTGAAAGAATGCAAGAATATTATATGGGTCAATACAATATTGAGTGGCGAATGATTCTAGAAGATGGTGTAGAATATGATGTAGATGCTGATGGAACTATAGTATCTAATGAGAGAGAACCTTTACATGGATTTAGAAGATTAACTAGATAATGGCTTTAGATTTAAAGATTAAAACTAACGCAAAATTTGTTCAAAAAAGATACGCAAGAATACAAAAAAAATTTAAAAGTATAATTGAAAAAGGTATTTTACAAGCTGGTTTTCAATTACTAGATATAATTAGAACTAAAACTGCAAAAGGTATTGATTTTAGAGACAGACCATTTTTACCATATTCACAAAGTTATTTAAAAAGATTACAAAAAGAGGGTAGATCAACAAAAGTTGATTTATTTTATTCTGGTAGAATGTTAGGTGCATTAACTCCATCTGGAAAAACAATTAAAAAAACAGGAACTAATAAAGTTAGTGTAAATTTCAGCAATTCACAAATGAGACAAAGAGCAGTATTTAATCAAGTTTTGGGAAAAAATAAGAGGGAATTTTTTGGATTTAATGATAGAACAGCAAATATAATAAGAAAACAATTTAACAGATTTGTTGCAAAAGAATTTAGGAAAGCAAGAATATGAGTGTAAGAGAAAACATAGCAAGTAATTTATTGTCAGTTATATCTGCTATATCTAGCCCAGATATTATAAAAGCAACTAGACAACCTTTTTTATTAGATGAATTATCAGATAAACAATATCCAGCAGTAATAGTTCAAACATCAGAAGAAAATAGAGATGACTCTGAATTAGGAAGTGGTGCTAAAACTAGACATGGTACTATTGATTTTGTAATACTAGGTTTTGTCAAAGGTGCAGAAGCTAATATAGATACAAAAAG